CCACAAATGCGAATTGAAATGGGTAAAAACATTAATAAATCTTCTAGATCTTTTTCAGTATCATAAACAACAATTTCATCCACAAATTTGACAGCAGAAAGTTGAACGTATCTTTCTACAATTGATTGAACTGGTTTGTTTTTGATATCGGGTCTGTCAATTGCTGGATTGGTTTGTAATCCTACAATCAAATATTCACAAACAGACTTGCATTCAGCAAGCATTAAAATGTGCCCAGCATGAAGTAGGTCAAAAGTAGAGCATGTAAAACCGACTGGACGGCCAATCATATTGTCAGGTAGAACTAACATCATTATCATCCTCATCTAATTTTTTAATATAAATTTTTCCATCTTTCTCGGATATATCTAATGCGTCACCGATATTCCATCCAAGTTTTTCACATAATTGTGGTGGCAATTCAACAACAGCATCACCATTAGCGAGTATCTCAATCACCCGTGTAGTGTATGTGTATGGATGTTCTAGCATTTCTTTACTTCCAAATTACATTTTTTTAAAAAATTAATACCATCTTCATCACGATAACTGTTTCTGTAAAAGACACCAGAGATACCCGATTGATAAATCAGTTTTGCACAATCAAGGCATGGCGCATGTGTCACAAATAAAACGGCACCTTCACTAGAATTTGTGCTTCGTGCTATTTTTGCAAGTGCATTTGTTTCTGCATGTAGGGCCTCAGGCTTTGTCTTTAATTCTTTCAGAATCGGATAATAATCTGTTTCATCGTAAATCTCATCCTCGCAATTGTTGTCCCAACCAGATGGCATTCCATTATAACCAATACCTATAATGGTATTATTTTTTACAACAACACATCCTACCTGTAATCTTTTTGCAGATGACAGTTGAGAATAAACCTCAGCTGCGGCCATGTGAGCATCAACGAACTTTTGTTTCATTCTTCAGAAGGTTCGTTTTTATTTTTCTTTTCTGTTTTAACAGGAATGATCGAAGCAGAGATTTGTGCTTCAATCATGGCGTCTTTAAATTGCGACCTCTTGAATGGATCAAGAATGGTCTCCATAATTTCTTTGGTTTGCCTGTCTAGTCTGAAATTTTTATCACGTTTCATAATAAAAAAAAGTGGGGCGTTATGCCCCACTTTCCTTATGCCGCTTCTTTTTCTTGTAAAAGTTGTGGCCTGAAATCTTTCAATTCAGAACCAATTTCAATCTTACGTTGTTTTTTGTGTTCAGGAATAATATTCTCCAAACCAATTCTGAGAATACCATTTTTGAACTCAGCACCTTTGACCACAAAAGTGTCAGCGATGATGAGAACTTTAGTAAATGACCTTGTTCCAATACCACGGTGAATATATTGGGTTTCAAGATCTCTTTCTTTCTTTTCACCTTTCACAGTCAACGAATTGCCATCTTTAACAGAGATGTCGATTTCGTCTTTAGAAAAGCCTGCAACGGCAAATTCCAAAACATACCGATAATCATCTAGTTTGATAATATTGTGAGGTGGAAAGTTTGACGTAGTTTTTTCAACATCAATGTTTAAGAGTTTCTCAACATCGTCAAAAAACCTGTCGAATCCCAAAGTTGTTTGGGCAAGTGGACCAAACGAAAAGCGTCCGAGTGTCATAGTCTATCTCCTTTTAAGCGAGTTAATAAAATGTGACCCATTAGGCATCACATGATGATCTTATGCTATAACTAATGAATTGTCAAGCACACTCTTATTTATACACAATCTCGTAGGATAATCGATTAACAAGAAACTTTTTTGCCGGGTTATGTTCGTGATAAACCAAGATGAATTCGTAATTGCCATCTTTACGAACATCTTCATAATTCTCGGCATAAACGACATCAGTTGAATACCGATTCTTTAATTTTACTATCTTCACTTTTTTGTTCATGATAATTTACCATTTCAGATTTTCTTGCCTATATTATACTTGGTAACCAATTGCCAGTCATTTTTTTCTTTAAACGAAATAATCTTAATTTGATGCAACGGTGCCATATTATCCTTCAACAAGATAGGATTCATAATTTTTACAAGACCCCATTCCTCCAAAAGCTTAGCAATCGCATTTCTCCTTTGAATATCATTTTCGGAGATATTAGATGGTTTGCCATCCAATGCAAACAGTTCTTTAAAATGCACAATATAATATCTACCCTGCTTGTGTAGAATGTGGCACGATTGATACAGCACTTTTTCCTTGCGAGAAGAAACACCAATACGAGTGAGTGTTTCTCGCACCTTTAGAAAATCATCTTGTTGCATCAAGGTGACTTCAATAAATTTAGTCAAGTCAACCATAATTACCTCTTAGTCAATCCACCCGTATGGGTTTGTTCTTTTAATTGTTGGATTTGTTCTTTGCTAAGAAGGCGAAAGGCCTCACGGGCTTTCGTGTCGGAGAATCCAAAGACAGTTTTTATACATTCCAAATCTTCACTTTTCTCAGGCTTAACCCACCTCGCAAATGGTCGTTTTTGTGACCTAACAGTATTTAGTAAAAAGTCATTTTGCAATTTTCTATCAATAAAATGTCTGCGATTCATTTCATTTGCAAACAATATGCAGTCCTTATGGAAGGATAATGCGCGATTAGTCAGAAAAGGGATATACTCTTTTTCTGTAATTTCATCAATAATCAGTTGTTTCTTATTTTGTAATATCGCATTAACATAATTAAATGGATTACTCATGTCAGCATCCTAACTGCAAATCATCTTTTATCCAATCAAATATTCCGTTAAAAATATCATTCATAAAAATTATTATTAAACAAGTTTGTTTGTTTTAATTCTTTAACTACTTTTTGAGAATACGAATTCTCTTTAATAGAAGTTCTATTCGATTGATGTGCAAAATTATATGGTGGAGCATTTCCAAATATCAAACCATAACAACTAATCAATTCACTCTCTGAAGCAAGTAACCATTGTTTTAATGTTGTTGTATCCATATATTTTTTAGGTATTATAATGCAAACGCATAAAACGTCAGAGGCATCCACATTCTCTTTAATCAATTTAATTTTATCTTTTGCTGCGTGATCTTTCATTCTTTTATGAAAAGGTGTTACCAGATATCCACGACCCGTATCTTTATTTTTTTTGTCAAAGGTTTTCTCTTGACCTCCAGTTTGGCCAATATAACAAACCTCTTTTAAATTAATAGGTAATTCAGTTTTAGATGGAACTTTAGAAAAAACACCAAAAGCATAAACAGCAGATTCAATGTTGTTTGAAAATTTATAAACATCATCGAACTTAAACCATCCTAATAATTCACCGCCAACTAGAGTTGTGTTCATACAAATTCACAAGTTACCATCATCTCAGTCAAACAAGCAACCGTGTTGATTTCTTGGTCAGCACAAAAAGCTGCCTTATATTGATAATCCGCAAGAATGATAACTGCCTGAGGAATAAATTGGGGTTTCAATATATCGTAAAGAGAATCATACAATTTACGATAAAGAACGGTACTATCTATTTCGTGTGTTGCAACCCACTTACGAATAGCAGAAAAATCTTTAGATGCAATTGATTTAGTTAATTCATTGATTGATACATCAGCAATTTGCGTAAGGATGCCACTATCAATCTTTCCGAATTGCGAATAGCGCTGTAGTTCATTAAGAACACGGCGAAGGTCTGGAAAATGCTTCTTAATTAATTCAGCTAGAACTTTATCATCCGCATCAATTTTTTCACTTTGCAAAATTGACTGAATACGCTTGAAAAATGAAGATGCTATTTTAGCCTTCTCACCATTCTTCAAATTAAAATCGATGACTGCACATCGAGAGTGCAATGGTTCAATGATTCGATTTTTATAATTACAGGTAAAGATGAACGAACAATTGCCTGCAAATTCCTCAATTGCATTACGAAGTGCAGGTTGTGTTGAATTAGGATTTAAATAATCCGCTTCATCAATAATGATGACCTTGCGGCCGCCAGATAATGACATTGCTGAAGCATAATTTTTAATTTTGGTTCGAAATGTATCAATGCCAGATTCATCAGAACCATTGATGACCATGAAATCACAGCCAACCTCATTACACATGGCTTTCGCAATGGTAGTCTTACCTACGCCGGCGCCGCCACTTAGTAATAGGTTGGGTATGTTTTTTTGATTTACATATTCTTGAAAAGGCTTTTTAAGTCTTTCAGGAAGAATACAATTTTCTACTGTCTTAGGCCTGTACTTCTCGGTCCAAATCAGGTGTTCCATAATATAAACCCTCCACGAATCGCATAATAAAATTACACAGCTTCAAATTTAGAACCTGCTTCGGTAGAAATATAATATTGAATTGGAGTGTTCTTGTTTTTAAAGTGCGAAACGCCCTTTGATGAGATTGAAACATCATATGAACCAGGCATTACTTTACTGATGTTTTCAGTCTTAAAAATCATTTTATATTTGTTACCGTTGCCAGTGGCGATTTCAAAAACATCTTTATGTGAGGCATCGCTCTGTAAATCCAGGGTAATGACATTTATTTTCTTTCCATCCGATTCAACTGCAATATGCGGAGAGGATAGAACAGATGCAGCACGAAGTACCCAATCAAAATCCTCAGCGGAAAAAGTAAACTTAATTTCAGCTTCAGGCATTGCAAATTGTTTCTCGGGTGGTGTAACAATCATTGTTGGTTCACAGAATCTAAATTCAAATTTTGAACGCCCTTTATTACCAACAATGAGAACATGTTTTGCATCAAATTCAAACGCAAACGATGGGTCATCTTTGTTGAGTGCCACAACAGAAAGAAAATTGTTCAAATCATAGATGCCAAAGTCTGCGGGAATTTCTTCCTTGATTGTAGCCTCAGCAAGAATGTTTTTATGTGGCGAAACAGTTTTAAGTGTCTTACCTTTTTTGAAAAAGATACCTTGATTAATTATTCCAAAGTTCTTCAATACCGACAGCGTTTCATTCGTTAATTTCATTTAATACTCCATAATTAAGATTTATCAACAGAATACAGTATATCATGCTCATACAAAAACATGAGGCAACAAAGTGCATGTGCTAAATGGTGCTTGCCTGTTTCTGGGTCCATTTGTTCACCTTCTTTGTATGCCCACAGATGCCTTTGCAATGCATCGAAATATCTCCTTTTGGAATCTGGAACATATTTCCAATTATCGGGTTCATATTTTTCTGCACCAAAGGTTAATACATCAACTATTGCTTTCAATGCAAGTGGTGGCAGTAAACCATATTGCAATTTATTTCCATCAAATTTACGACCGCCTGTTGTGGCAGTTTGACTTGCTTTAACAAGCTCATTTTTTGTCATAGCTTACCTGTGTGTTGTGCAACTGCCGGCATATTACCTGTAAATGGATAAGTGCCAATGTGTTGTGTTTTCATCCACGGGCACATGAAAATTTGTCCGCCCATTTTACGCCACATTTGACAAAACATGTAATCTTCACTTAGATAACGATCAGAACCACCACCAACAATAGAATCTTTTGAGTCAATTACCGTGTCAAAGTAAGCATGAATGTATCGTGAGCCGTCAAAGTTTGCTTGACCAACATGATCGGGTTTATATCGAATCATTGGATATTCTTTCTCCATTTTTTCAAATACTTCCCGTTTAACCATCATGTGACCTGTTCCAATTTCCATCACTTCAAGTGGCTCTGTAACAGTAAATTGCTTTGTGCCTTTTACAACATTAAAAACATATTCGCCAACTAATTGTTCAAGCTCTTTGGGGTCAAGATTAGGATGAGACCGTGCAGCTTGTGCAATATTACTCCAATTGATTGATTTTTTTGGATACGGGCCACCAATTACATCTTTATCCAATGCCATTAAGGCAAGAACGTCTTGTGGACTGTAATGAATGTCCGAATCAATGAATAATAGATGCGTATGGTCTGAGCGAAGAAATTCATCAACTAGGTAATTTCGTGCGCGAGTAATAAGAGATTCATTAAACAGAAATGAAAACTTCGTTTCAATTCCATATTTGTTCATTGTTAATTGCAAGTCTAGACTTGATTTGATATACAAACCATGTGCCATACCACCATACATTGGCGTGGCAATAAAAAGTTTATTTTTTCTAAGTTTTTCTAATTCAACTTTTATTTCCATGATATATCCATTATTAAAAAAAAGAGGGAGATATTTTTATTTATCTCCCTCTACCATCAAACTAAGAAATAATCTTAGGCAAAGACGTTTTGCAGCTTGATGCCTTTAGCGCGAGCTTCACGCTTCATAGAGCGCGATGGGGTGCCCATGCGATAAACGGCAACTTTGCTACCGTCTGAGCGCGATTTGGTGTTTGTGTAGATAGGAAACCCTTCTTCACGAAGCTCCGCAATGCGCGCCGAAACGTTTACAATACCAAAGCGAGC